CAGTTTCATATTAGGAAACAATTCTGCTAATTTAAGTTTGCGCTTTTGTCCAGATACAAACGCTTCACTAACCGCATCAATATCATCACCATTTGCTTTGGGATATATCTTCTTGTAATACTCTTTGATATCTTTTAGTTTAGCTGGTGTTTGTAATTTACTTACCTTAGGACTAATGTTAGGTATCCACTGATGATATTGTTTACCTACTCCCGGGCTACTTGCACACATCATTAGCCATTGTAATTTTGGATGCTTCTGTATATTTTCGTTGAATAGATACTTGTTTGCATACTCTGCTGTACTCATTACATAGTATCTGCTCAATCCTTCACCACCTTTAATAGCACTTAGCCATTGGATCATTGTGAAAGGCACAAACTTCTTTTGTTGTTCAGGTGATAACCTGTCAAAGAAATCATAATCCTTTTTATCCAATGCTGCAAGGACCTCAAACAAGTCTAAATCTTGTTTGTCAAACTTTTCATCAACCGGGACTGCTGCTTTTCTCGTTGCCATAATTAAAACGCTTGTGAATAATCTACTATCTCACAATTACGACTAATTTCTTTTACAAAATAAACACATTCAGGTTTAGGTCCATCATTCAGTGGTACACATAAGAATTGTCCATTACGCAATCGCGGAGCATACCATGTTACATCGTGATAGATATCTACAATCTCAATGGGTAGAAATGTAGGACTAAAACTAGTTAGGGGATTAAACTCAAATGCATTAAATCCTCTGTCATTGATACTTGTTAAGGGCAATGTTTCTAAATCACCATGTTCTTTTTCACCAATCAATATCTGCCAATCCACTGGCATCTTAATTGTATGCTTACCAATCTTTAATACAAGTGCCGGAGCGTTAAAACTTTCTAAAAAGATTAATGGGATATAATGATAATCTACATTACTTGGGTTACTGTTATCTAGTATCGCAAATCGTAAATCATCTATTTCTTCGGGCAAAGTCTCTAAGTTATAGTATTCGTTATCTAAGGTCAAAATTCTCATAGTGTTATTCTATCATTTATATGTAAGTTTTTCAACATCAAACGGGTAGTTAGCCTCTTTGTAAAATGTTTTTCGTTGGGTAAGATGTCGTTTAGCAAATTTACAGCTACTTGTAATATCCCAAATTTCCACGTGATCCTTATCTTCGGCTTTACGAATACCACGCCCAATACTCTGTATTACCCTGACAAAACTCTTACCCGGTTCAATCAGAACAAGGTTAAAGATTCGCGGAATGTTAATACCTACGGCCGCTACGCCATACGTTGCTATAATTATTTTATTAGTTGATGTAGCAACTTCATCATATTGTTCTTTACGCTCATCCATACCAGTATTTCCCGATACGAATACAACATCATACTCTGTTTTATAGTCACGTAATAGTTCGGCTAATCTGTTATGTAATTCTTTGCCTGCTGCTACTCTATCAACTAATATTAATGTATTGCCAGTGTTTTTAATTGTATCTACTAGTTGACTAATCTTATCTAACCGTTTGCCATCTTCAAGCAAATGTTTTAATTCAGATTGGTAATTACTGAATTCAACACCATCTTGCAGTTGAACAATGTTTACATGACATTGTGCTAGTACACCTCTATCTTGTAATTCACTCGCGGATAGCTTATTGATAACATTACCTAGACTAATAAAGATAGCTTGACTTGCAAATTTTTCTTTAGGGATAGTTCCAGTCAATCCCCAACGAATTGGGATGTTACTCATTACACCAGTCAATAGTTCTTTTAGTGCATCGGCTTTGGCCATGTGAACCTCATCTACCATGACGCAAACCACACCTTCAAGGAAGTCACCAATCTCAACTTCTGCTTCACCTGCTTTTGTTTTCTTAAGCATATTGTTAAGACTTTGCCAAGTACAGATTGTATGGGTCTTGTTGTATTCTTTTCTATCACCAAAGTACACACCAACATCTAACCCAAGATTGATATAGTCGGCTTCAGTTTGTGTTACAAGACTTTTATTAGGGACGATAACGATACTACGACCATAACTTTCAATAGACCAACTTAATGCTGCTGTGATTAATGTTTTACCTGCACCTGTAGCAATCTCTTGTAATGATTGCGGGTTCTTTAGAAACTCATTAATGATTGATATTTGATAGTCACGCAATACAACAGGTTGCCCTGCAATTGTATGACCTTCGGGCCAATTTTTATGTTTGAATGTTTCCTCGGACACTTCTGCAAACTTAAACGTTGTACTATATGTACGCAGGTCCTCTAGTTCAATATCATAGTCTCGGCTATCAATGAAGGGTAGTATTTCAGGTAATAGATTGACATAGCTACTGCCACCTAAACTGAAAAAACTTACCTTACCATTCCATCTACCAAGACGTACAGCGGGAAGATATCGTGCACCAGGCACATCGTACTCAAACATCTTAACTAGTGCTTTGCGTTCAGTTAGTTCAAGTCCTGTAATTTTTACATTTACTTCGTCGGTGACGATTATTTTACATTGTTTCATATTAGTACTTAGTATAGCATAGTTGCTTATGCAATTGCAACTACAATGGAAATAAGGGACCCAAGTCCCTTATTGCTTCAAGAACAACTACCCACCGCCCTTAAGCAAAAACTTGTTAGAAATTGCCTTGAAGCTCACTTGCCGTTCGTTGCACTTGTAAACAACACCTTCACGTTCTGGACCAGAAATGTCACCCATTACACTCTTGGCTTCTGCCATCTGTAGCAGATCAGCCACAGTCTCGTTAGTAAGCATAAAGTCTGTCTTGAACACAGGAACATGCTTGATATCCCATACCTTGCAGTATGCTACACGTTCAGCAGGAGTGAAGTAACGACCAGCATCAATGTCATAGATATCATATACGTAAAACTCTTGATCACGCATCTTGTAAATATTACCTTGAATGCCGTTACCAACTAGTTCACCTTGGATAGCAAGATTGCTAAGTGATTGAATCAGCTTTACATCAATTTCATTCTTGTAAGCAGTTGCCCACAGTGAATTGTCCTTGTTCGGCTTGAGATCCAAGTTACGTGAACAAACACCAACTTCACCGTCAATGATGTAAACAGTCATTGAAGACCCATCTAGCTTTTCAGTCACTTCCCAAGTTAGCTTTTCAGCCTTCCATTCTTCCAACTCAGTTGACAAGTTTTGAATACGCTCTTGATCAGTCTTTGGAATACGTGAAGGGAACATGCCCTTGACTTCACCTGCAAGTGATGCGGGGATTGGTGCTTCGTACTTGACAATGCCAAGTGCTTCGGATACGTCATCACCTTCTTCAACTTGGAATCGTGTACCGTCGATGTAAATCAGATTCTCAACCGTAGCAATTGGCAACAACAGACCTTGGCTCAATTGTCCACGCAACTTTACAGTACGCAGCCGTTCGCCTTTGACTTCATTGTATACGTGCGGAAAGTTTCCCCTTGATAGAAATGGTGCTACCTCATGTGGAATCCAAGAGTCAATTTCACAATATACTGCCAGATCACCAGCAGTGTATTCATCCTTCTTTACCACGCAGGTCCATCCACCTACGATAGCACATTCAATTGCATCAGCACCCACGATGGGACGCAGTGCATCAATCTTTCTAATAGTTGCCATCTTACGCATTTTTATTTCCTTAAGTACTTAAGGGACTTATTGACATTGCCCTTATAAACAGTGAGGGAGTTAACCCTTCTTCATGCAAGTTGCTTTAGCAAGTTCGCGCCAGTTAGCACTAATCTTAACTAAGTCAGCAACCTTCAAACACATACGCAAGGACACCTCACGTAATTTAGTATGATTGTCCCAAATGAATGACATGATTTCATCCGTTTGCTCTTGAGTAAAATCATAGTCAGCAAACAGACCGCCATCAGCATCACGATGCACTTGTTTGATACGCAACATTTTGTCACGTTCACTATCAACTGTCAGGTCCAGAAAGTGACACCGACTTTGCAGTGCATCTAAGTGAGGCTGCATCTTGCCAGCTTTTTTATCAGCAAACGATTTGTTTGTGATAAAGATAACTGAGCCATTGAAGTTGAAAGAATTTGGGATACCTTCTTCACGCAAAGTACGTGAATCTTTATTCCACGAAATTCTACGTGTCTTGCCCGAATCAAGCGCACCTTTCAATACGTTGATAGCATCTTGATCGTCCCAGATATCACAGTCATCAAACACAAGAACATTCTTAGCATCACTAAATTTGTACAACTTAGCGAACAAGCCGATACCCGACATAGCACCCTTAACAACTTCAAAGCGAATTTTTTTGCTAGCAAGCCTGTCAAACATACTTGCTTTTTCCATTTGCAAGTTTACACCATGTGACTTACCAATACCTGCAGGACCTGTAACAATCATTGCACGAATGTCACCACTGATACATGCCTTAGACATTTCATCAAGTACTGCAAAACGTGTTGCAATACGATTCATTGCCTCTTCTTCAGTTTCTGAGGGCACTTCTGCCTTTGCATTGAATTCTACAATATTCTCTACTACTTCACCGTTCATAAATTGAATATTTTCAATGCTTTCAACATTGACACGGACCTGAGGGCCACCTACAGCAAATTGACCGTCATTTTTAACAGTAACGAATCCACCCTTTTTACCAACTTGATAACCCTTGACTAGTGTAAACACTTCACCAGCAACGGGGTTATTGCGATAAGAGCCAGAGAGAATACGAATTGTTGACATAGATAAATTCCTTTAATTAACTGAATAAGAGTGTATTATATACCCAAAACCATTTAATGTCAATAGTTAGTGAACCCTAGATTGTACATAGCACTACGAAATGGTTCCGGGCTTGTAAGATCGGCCCAGAAATAAACCTCAGTACGGACCGTGTCGTTGCAATTGAATTCAAACATTTCATAAATTTGATCATTTGTGGACACCTCACATTGCTGGATGAATTGTGCAAGAGTAGTAATCATTTTGATTCCTTTATTAACTGAACAAGATTGTATTATACACCCAATACCATTTATTGTCAAGTATTGGGTGTATGCTGTTTTACTTTTGTGTACGCAAGAATGCAGTTTTGCTATTGTGAATGTCGTAAGACTTGTCACCAGTTTTCACTACAAATAATTTTGCAGTCCCACAACTGATGTTAGCAGGCCCGAAATAGGGTGCTTTAGTCAGTACTGGGATATGCAGGCCCTGAAAGTTTTTCTCAAACACAATGCGAGACACTTGGCCCTCGCTTGTTGGCATTTTAGAAAAAACAGTGTTATCTTGTGCAATCAAAGTATTGATTTCAACTAGAGACATTTTCATAAGTACCTTTCAAGTGATTAAGAGTGTATTATATACCCGAAATCATTTAATGTCAACCGTTAAATGCCGCCGGTTGCGACCAAAAAACGCAGGTCATGTATACCAAACATGTATTCGTCAATCAGCGTAGTCTTGCCTTCCTTAACCCGATAGCGACCATAACGCTTGTTCTTCGTAGCCTTCAACACACGGCTCTTGAAAGTCAATGTAATCGTTTCGCCCACTTTGGTCATTTCAACTTTCCGTAGTGCATCCAACCGTGCTTCCGCATATTCTGCCTTCAAAGACTCCAGCTTAACACTGGTTGCTTTAATCTTGGCTGCGAGTGTGTCAAATTTGCTCATTTTTTGCTCCGTTTTGCGAGTTGATAAGTGTATTATATACCCAAAACCATTTAATGTCAACCGTTTAGCAACTGAGTTCAAACAAAACTGCATCACCATGACGGTTAACAACAGGGACTTTTTTGCCGTTGACCATGATGTAACCATTGTTACCATCCAGATACATACCATGCGGGCAAGGCTCAATCGTCACCTCCCGAACGATTTCGCAAAAACCCCAACGCTTTGTGGGCAACTTACCCTGAAACAATCTCATGTTCTCAATGCCAGTAATCAGGATTTTTGCTTTCATAATCTATTCCATTCGTTGACTGTTTAAGAGTATATTATATACCCAAAACCATTTAATGTCAAGCCTTGAGGATATTGACAATACGCTGATGGATCATGTCCATTTCAGACTGCTCAACATAGAAATCCGTAGTAGGATCGTAGTAGGCGCCCTCTATGTTGTCATAATACAACACCCGACCGGTGAAATTGAAGGGGCCTTCTAGACCTTTACGCGGACCATATTTGGTACGCATTTCATCCATCTGATACTTGTCTGCGACAACTTTATAACCCATAATCAGCTCCTGTTG